GCAACAGGAGACACAGGTGCCCAAGGTGTCAAAGGTAACACAGGTGACCAAGGTGCACAAGGAACTAAAGGTGCAACAGGAGACACAGGCGCACAAGGTGTCAAAGGTAATACTGGTGCTGCCGGAGCAACTGGTTCTCAGGGTGAGCAAGGTGGACAAGGTCCAGACGGTCCAATTGGTGTCCAAGGTGGACAAGGTGTTGCCGGTACCCAAGGTGGACAAGGTCCGGTTGGTGGATTTGGTAACGCAGTAATATTTGATACAAACACCACATTCCCTTCTAACGTAAACGCCACAGCGTCTTCACAGATAAGGTCTTTCCGTACTGTTGATACAGTTTTCATTGGTGATGTATACTGGCACATTAATAGTGGACGGGTGTTCCGTGCCACAGTAGATAGAATAGAAACTACTACTAACTCTTCCTTTGATGAGTTGACCAATAACCAAGGATTTTTAGATCTTAGTGGTCTTCTAAATACAGCTACAAGTGGTGCAAGGATGGAATTTGGAGCTGACAATATTTCAATATTCGATGCTGTCAACACCTTCCCAAGAGTTAAGATAGGGGCATTATAACCCCATACAACACAGGTATATTATGTTTACAATTATTGATAATTTCTATGCAGACCCCGATTCAGTTCGGGGTTATGCTTTAAGTCAAACCTTTGATGTGACAGGTAACTATCCTGGCGTAAGAACAGCACCATGTACTAATGACGGTGGTTACGTCGATTCGATGATAGCATCAATGGAACATATTATAGGTAAAACTATAACTTACTTTCCATTAGATGAATACAACACTTCCTTCCAATATACTACCGAAACTTGCAAGACGTGGATTCACCACGATCGAATGCAGTTCGCTGCGGTAATATATCTCACCCCAGATGCGCCTCTAGACTCTGGCACTGCAATCTATAAACATAGACCAACGGGAATCATGAAGCATGAAGATTCCTGTCCAGTCGACTTCAATGAATTTCAGTTGATTGAAGGTGACTGGGATATTGTTGCAGAATCAAAAAATATATACAATAGACTTGTAATATATGATGCAATGTATTATCATAGAAGTGTAGTTCCTGGCTTTGGTACAAATCAATACGACGGTAGATTATTTCAGACGTTCTTCTTCGGAGCAGAATAATGAAATTGATGACAACGTTGCTGACCTCGAATGATGTTCCGAAGTTGGCGAGACTTGTTAAGTCGGTTAATAATGTAATAAAGATAAGCCCAATAGAATGGGAAGTGGTGATCGTTGTAAATAGTATTCATGAAGGATACTATGAAGATGTATGCGCACTTAATCTACCATTCCGTGTAGTCAATACGGAAAGTAATGGTAAACCAGGCCGTGGTAAAAATGCATGTCTAGATGTATTTCTAGAAAGTGACTGTGATTTTGTATCTCAGATCGATGGAGATGATTTTTTATATCCGTCGTACTTACAGTCGCTGTGGAATCATTATAAGCATTATCCTTGCATTGATGTTCTAGGTGTGGTACCATGTGATTGTTTATGTAACTTTCCACTAGAGCAAGGACATTACTGGTGGGTTAATGATAACTACCACGCCAGTGTATGGGGTACCTCTATGTGTGCCGTGACTCAAAACGTCGGTCCTCAAGAAAGTCATCTGTTTATTGATGAGCGTCCAGTGTCAGTTGACTTCATTATGTTGCAGAGTCGTAAGTCTGCACAAATAAAAATGAACGAAGATATTGGTAACGGAGAAGATCACGCATACACCTACAAGTTATTAGCAGAACACCAGAAGGGAAACATCTGTTACTTCTTAACCATGTCAAGTGATTTGTATTGTATTGACAGAACTACCGAAGGTAGTGCTCAGAAGGTACATAGCTATGAGGATTACTTGCAACCTATGCGTGATGAAGCACTCAAACATGTTCCTCAATGGAGAAGCAGTCCATACGAATTACCAGTTATATACAAAGATTTGTTAATGAATCAGCACCAAAAGCAGACTTGGATAAACAAATTTATAAACGAGTCATAAAATCGTTATAAATATAAGAAGAATATTTCTAACATGCGTGGGAAAAAACAATGCCAGCAATAGTAAGACAAACACTTAGTCGTAAGTTAGCTAGAGATCTTTTATTAGATATCGCTAACACCGACAATGAATACTACATTGGTATCTCAAAGTCAGATACTTTCAATGAACAAGATACAGTAGTCCCACCAGTCGACTGCCCTTTTGATGAGAGAGAGTTTCGAAATGCACTACAGTCAATCAAAAAGATTGAAGGTTCTACCTTTGTAGCTAAAAGGGTTAACTGGTCATCTGGTTCAGAATACACTGGTTGGGACGATACTACCTCATCCGATATCGTAGAACCTTGGACTCCTTGGTATGTCATGAATGACGCCAAAGAAGTTTACATATGTTTAGAAACTGGTTTGAATATCGACGGTACTAAGAAGCAGTCTATCATAGAACCTAACTGGGGACTACATGCACCTATGAGTCCAGAGACTGATCCTAACGCACCGATGTTTAACGTTCGCGAGTGGTGGAAACCATTCGAAACTGCTGACGGTTATATTTGGAAATATTCATTCTCTTTAAGACCAGAAAATATCTATCAGTACCTATCGTCAAATCATATCCCAGTACAGAAGGCAGAGATTGATCTACCTACAGGCGACTCCATCGAAGACTTGCAAACTACAGTCAGAGATGAAGCCATTGGTGGACAGATACTACGTGCAACTATTATTGATGCAGGGACTGGACATACTAATGTCCCTACTATTAATATTCACGGTGACGGTACTGGCGCTGTCGCAGTGGCAGAGATAGATCCAAATACTGGTGCAATAACTAAAATCAAAATGACTAGTTATGGTAGTGGATACACTCACGCATCTTTTGAAATCATTGGTGGTGTAACTACGAGTACTGCTCGTGCAGTAGTGACTAGTCAAGCAGGACTGGGATTCGATCCAATAGATGATTTGAAAACAAGTTCAGTTATGACAAACATCAAACCAGATGGTGACGTTGGCGGTACTTTTATTACATTCAATACATTCCGACAGATGGGTCTGATTAAAAACCCTCTTCAACCAGACGGTACTCCTTTCGTTGGAGCATCTATCAAGACCCTACCTTCTATTACTTTAGTGAATAGCTCACCGTTTGAATCAGGTAAGGTAGTCACTGGCTCTATATCTGGTGCCAAGGCATATGTTAATCAGTCGGTAGACAAAGAAGTATTCTATCATCAAAATGAATCTACAGGATTCAAACCATTCCAAGTGGGTGAGGCATTAGTCCAAGCAGGAATAGTGCTTACAGGGGATATCGAAAGCATATCTCTGGTCAATGGTATAGACAGATTCTCCGGAAATGTCATGTACATTGAGAGTCGTCACAGAATTCGACGTGACCCAGAACAACAAGAAGACATTAAGATAGTAATCACCGTTTAGGATTAATCATGGCAGATTTTACAAACAAAACGTTCAAAGAAACATACCGCGATTTCTACAACGCTGAAGATGGTTATCATCGTGTATTGTTTAATTCTGGACGAGCACTACAGGCAAGAGAATTAATTGAATCTCAGACAATCCTTCACGAAGAGATTTCTCGATTTGGACGTAACTTATTCAAGGAAGGCGCATTAATTAATCCAGGCGGTGCGACAGTAGATACTAGTATTGAATACATTCGCCTAGACAGCAGTAGTGCTTTGGACTTCAATGCAGTCGGTGAGATTTTCACCAGCGCATCTGGTTTAGAATTCAAGGTTCTGGAAGTAGTAGTATCATCTGATTCTGAGAACCCAGATCCAACCACTCTTTACGTACAGTACACTGATACTATTAATGTTGCAGATACAAAAAAGTCTGCAAGAGTATTAAAAAACGAAGTTCTGACGTGTACAATACACAACACAATTAAACAACTGTCAGTTGCTGACGATGGTGTCATCCCATCAGCGGGTCGTGGAACGAAGGCATACTTTGCTTCAGGTGACTTCTTCGTTGAAGGTCACTTTGTGTTTATGGAAGGTGGCAGTGCATTCATCGACAAGTATAGTCATACTCCTACCGATGACATTGGTTTCCGAATCGAACAGAAAGTTATCACAGTAGATGACAACGAAGACCTGTACGACAACCAAGGTGATGTTCCAGATGCGACTGCCCCAGGCGCTGATCGATATCAGATCAAACTAATTCCAACAACCCGTAGTCAAGTAGCTGTCGAAGAAAACTTCGTATTCATTGCACGTGTAGTTGAAGGTAATATTACCCGCGAAGTAAACACGTTTGATTCATATAACAAAATCAATGATTTGCTTGCACAAAGAACAAAAGAAGAATCAGGCAACTATGTAGTAGAAGAGTTCAAATCAATCTTTAAAGATTCTGAGAATGAGGACAACCTAACTCTAGACGTTACCAAGGGTATCGCGTATGTCGACGGATATCGTTTAGATATTGGACAAGACGAAATAGAAGTTCCTAAGTCAAGAGGCACCGTAACTTTCTCGAACGAATCTGTACCAGCAACATATGGTAACTATGTCTATATCGACCCAACCACTACTCAAGGTTTTGGTAGACTAGACTATTTCGGAGAAGTTCGATTGCAGAACGGATCTGACTTTATTGGATATGCTAATGTTCGAGGAGTCCAACAAGACTCTAAAGGATATAGATTATATCTATTCAACATTCGAATGGATGCCATTAGAAACAACGATGGTGATAAGATTGGAACAGAAAACTTCTCCAACGTAGATTCTCTGTATGATTCACGAACAACTAACACTATACCTTTACTTGATGGGGACTCCACTCTTTACGGTACTTCTGAGAATAGCTTACTGTTCCCATTACCTAAGAATAGTCCTAAAGCAAATACTATTGAATCAGCAAATTTCACAGTCCAAAGCTGGAAATCCGTGTCGTCAGATTCTAACGGTGACTTATCCCTGAGTGGAGTAGAATATCCGGATTGGGTTATTGCGCAACAAGACGGACCTATCGCTGCGGTTTCTACTACAGATGGTTCATATACTGGTCTAGAACCAGATACAAACTATGTTGTTGCTACATACCAATCAGTAAGTTCAGGTCCTCGAAAAAAGACCCGTACCTCTGTGACAGAGACTTTTTCTCTTCCTAATTCAGATCAAGAAGCAAGACCATTATTTTTAAGTAATCCAGATGTAATCTCTATCACCTCAGTAACACATAAGAATGGTGAAGCTGAAACTGATATAACCAACCAGTTTATCTTGGATGGTGGTCAGAGAGATAACTTCTATGACAATGGTCAGGCAAATATCAAGGGTGGATATAAAATACCTACTGGTTCTAATGTTCAAGTAGAAGTAGAATATGAATATTTTGCTCATGATAACAGCGGACGATACTTTGCATGTAGCTCATATCAAGGAGAAGATTACGAAAACATTCCTAATCATACAACTTCTGGTGGACAAGTAATCTCTCTACGAGACGTATTGGACTTCCGTCCTGTCCGAACGCCACCAGACGCTGAAGGGAACGAATTTAATATCACTGAGCTACCTCAGAACTCATCTTCTGTAACTATCGATCAGGTTAAGTACTACCTACCTCGTATCGATATTTTGGTTGCAAACGCAACCGACAGTCGAGGAAGTGTTGGATTTGGTGAACTACAGGTCATCCAAGGCGAACCAAATATTAATCCACGTGAACCAGAAATCCCAACAGGCTCTCTGGCTCTATACAAGTTTGTATTAAACCCTTATACTTTCTCAAGTTCAGATCTAACAAGTACTTTCATTCCAAACAAACGATTCACAATGAAAGATATCGGTAAGTTGGAGCAACGAGTAACAGACTTGTTTGAACTAACCACCTTGAGTCTGTTAGAGTCCAGCACTAATTCACTGGTCGTGCTTGATGAAAATGGTAACGCAAGAACCAAAGCAGGATTCATTGCAGACAACTTTAGTTCATTCACTTTCTCAGACATTGACAATCCAGAATATCGTGCTTCTATCGACTCACAGGGTCACTTGAAACCGTCTTTCCGTGAGAACTCTATTCGACTTGAATATAGTCCAGATAATTTTGCTACCGAAACTTCGGCAAAAAGTGGTGACGTAGTAACACTGCCCTTCTTACATGAGAATTTAGTATCACAAGTACTTGCTACTAGTACAATGAATATCAACCCGTTTGCAGTAATAACTCAAACAGGTCACTTAGAACTGTCACCGTCTTCAGATGAGTGGGTCGAGACTCGTACTCTACCACCAATCATGCAGACCACAGTACGTCGTTTCGAAAACTTCGAAGCAGACCTATGGAACAATCCTACTATACGTGATCGAAACTTCAGACTGCGTAGTGGCAACAACCTATTCACAACAATGCCAAGAGATGTGTCCTTCAGAGAAACTACTCGAAGCATACAAGACTTCATTGGTGAACAGGTTGCAGACATAGAAATCATTCCGTTCATGCGATCTCGTAGAATCAAGTTCTCTGCGAAAGGATTGCGTCCTAACACTAAGGTGTTCGCATACTTCGGTGGTTTACCTATGGAAGATTGGGTCCGACAAGAATCTTCAGAATCAAGGTTCTCTGACAGTCCAACAGAATTTGGTAGCGAGTATGCAAATGAAACAGAATATCCGTCTGCTCTGGGTGGAAAGAGTGCACTACAGACAGATAGTAAAGGAGAGATAGTCGGTAGTTTCTTCCTACCTAACACAAGTGATATCAGCTTCAGGACAGGTACTCAAGAGTTTAAGCTTCTTGACGTAAGTGAAAACAATGAAAATGAGGCACTATCAACTACTCGTGCATCATACACATCATCTGGATCTATCGAGAGTGTTCAGAGAACAGTACGTTCCACTCGCGTCATAGAAAGAGTCCGTGGTCGAAGAGATCCATTGGCGCAGACTTTCTATGTTGACCAGATTGAAAACCCTAATGGTTTGTATATCACTAGGGCACACATTTACGTTGAAACTAAAGACAGCGTTATTCCACTACAGGTACAGATTCGTCCAGTAGAGAATGGAATACCAACTAGCAGTATTATGCCTGGCGGCGTCAAGTTCATCAACCCTGATGAGATTGTTCTTGCAACCAATCCTGAAACAATTGAGGATGTACAAGGCTCTCCAACTGTAGTTGAATTTGATGAGCCAGTATACTTGACAAGTGGTGAAGAATACTGTATAGTATTACTTGCAGAGTCGGTAGAGTACAATGTATATGTCGCAGAGACATATCAGAATGTATTCGGAAGTCGTGAAGATAGAATAACCAAGCAACCTACATTAGGTTCACTATTCCTTTCACAGAACGGATTCACATGGACTCCGGATCAAACTAAAGACCTTATGTTTAAGTTAGACCGTGCAGAGTTCCAGACAAGCGGTTCAGTAGTTCTTGACAACGGTATGCTACCGAAGACTGCTTTAGAGAGCAATCCAATAAACACCGTCTTGGGTTCAAGTATTATACAAGTGACTCATGAAGGACATGGATTCAGTGATGGTAATACGGTCACTATATCAGGAGCATCTGAAGTATCTGGTATTCCAGCTTCTGCGTTAAATGCTAGTCACGAAGTCCTCTCTCCTACATGGGAAGGATATAGTATACAACTAGCAACTAACCAACAAGCTTCTTCTTCTATATCTGGTGGTGGTTCTGCAATAGTTGCATCACAACAAGTTTACTTTGACCAGTTTGTACCACAAATACAGACACTTATTCCTAACTCGACAAGTATATCATCAAAGGTCAGAAAGACAAATGCTACTTCATATGGCAATAGCAATGGTCGTACTACCGCTGCATTCAATATGGCAATAGGGAATGAAGAAACTGTATTCTTAAATGACTTTAACTCTAATCAGGTCCCTAGTGTTGTGGCTTCAAGCGACAACTCTTCTTCTCCTACAATGAAGATGATCCTGAACATGAGCACCTCAGATACTAAAGTATCGCCTCTAATTGATTTGCAGAGAACCTCTGCATTGACTCTAGAGAATGTCATTGATACAGATGACGCGGCACAGCACATTACAATTCCAGTAGTGATTGATGAATCATCACTGGGACTAAAAATCATATTCGCTGCGAACAGACCAGCAGGTGCTGACTTTGATGTTTATGTTAAAACAGCAGTAGACGAAGATACTCTTGAAACCGAACCTTTATGGGTAGAAGCATTAGCAGATAACTCTATGCCTTCAGATGACAATCCATCAACTTTCCGTGACTATGAGTACACAATCAATACAGATCAATTCTCTGTCTTCCAAGTGAAGATTGTGATGCAATCTAATAACTCTTCTAAGTCTCCAGTAATTAGAGATTTACGTGCAATCGCTTTGATAACAGGTGGTACCGCTGGTACTAACACGTCAAATAATGATGACACGTCCGGTGGTGGTAATGATGACACGTCCGGTGGTGGTAATGATGACACGTCCGGTGGTGGTAGTGGTGAAGATAACGACGATACAGGAACTTCTTTATCAGCAGTTGCATTCCCTGAGATAAGTCAATTACCAACTTCGGTATCTATCACAGGCGCTCCTCGTATCCTAAGTCAGTACAATCCAGAATCAGATACCAATAATTACATGACTCCGGATGAGTACTGGCATCAAGGTACACGAAGAGTTCGATTGTTTGCTAAGTTCGATAATAATGGTGATTTCCAACTATACACCAATGACCCTAAAAAAGGAAGTGTCAATGTTGGGGACGATTCTCTAACAGGAAGTACTATCCTGGCCACAGGTAAGTGGTTGGATAGACCAGTAGAAGTGGGAGAGATTTTTGAGTGTGGTTTCAGAATCACTCATGTTGACGATGTAGCACTACCTGTTTACTCTGGTGCTTTTGCAACCCAGGCCACTCCTAGAGCAGAACTAAGAAACGTAGGTACTGGTGCAGACATAGGTTATCAGGAAGTTATTTCCGTTGATGTTGGTGAACTTGACTCTAGCGGTAACATGATTACTTGGGGCGGGCATGGACTCGTTATCGATGAACATAACAACTCGCTTGATAATGGTGCACCGTGGACTGTCGATTCACTACATCTAGATCCAGAAGTTGCCATCACTGGTACAGTAAGAATAGAAATATTCATTAGTCCAGACAATAGTCTAGACAATGGAACCACCCTTACAGGAACTACCTCTATACCATTAGATGTTAGCTATACTCTAGAGGGTGCCCCATTGGTTGATGACTCACTTGAGTCTCAGTTGGTTCTTTTGAATGCAGATGATGGTTTTGTTTATGACCAAGATCCTATTCTAACATACTATTCACTGGATTCGACTAAACCTAAAAACTTCCATGATGGCGCGACCGTTCCAGATCAAGTGTTGACAGTTGATGCAAACAGTTCTGTCGACTTCCATATGATGTGGGGATCTGAACAGGACAGCACTATCAACGTAACCTTCGGACTCGCATGGACTAATTCAGGAACTACTGTAACACTTAACCGTGGAGATTTCGCGTCGTTCACCGTTGCAAATGTTCCGCAGGGTACTGACGCTACTGTTACAGCAACCAGCACTCTACGTGGTTCAACGTTCAGCAGAGAAGTCAAGATGATCGTTGGTGAAGGTTTTACATCTACGCCTGGAGACGGTGACACGCCGGGCGGCGGTGGTGACGGTGGTGATGAAGGCGATCCGCAGCAGAACTAATTATGAATAATCATATAAAGGTAGACGGTCATATGAATCTAGTGCGGGATAAGCGTTCTGGAGCTATACTAAATACCAACAAGAATGAAATAAATACTGCAAGAAAATTAAGTAAAATAAACAACGAAAAGCAAGAACATATTAACACATTAACCGAAGAAGTCAAGAGTCTGAAAGACGACATGTCTCAAATAAAAGATTTGCTCTTTCGTTTAGTAGAGGATAAAAATGAGTAATATACAAGTAGTCAATCTTGCAGATAATATTAATGCTGCTATTCTGAAAATTAATCAAAACTTTTCAGAAATAGATTTATCTAAACTAACAGAAGATGAAGTTAATGCTCTGATACAATCTGCTTTAGATAACTTTGATGTTGGTCTAGACGCAGATGCAGTTCGTGCTGTTATCGAAGGTGCTGACTTAGATCTTGGCAGTAACAAAATTCTATACAGTAATGTATTCCCTACTGAATCAGACTTACCAAGCGCGTCTGCCTATCACGGTATGTTCGCGCATGTACATGCGACAGGTGCTGGATATTTCGCCCACGCAGGGTCTTGGGTAAAACTAGCTAATGCTGGTGACTTGGGTGCTGGATCACTAGATGATCTAAGTGACGTACAGTTAACCTCTAATGTTTTAGTTGGACACGTCTTAAAGTGGGACGGAACCAATTGGACTAACCTAGAAGACGCCAGTGGTGGCGGTGGTGGTCCAACTGACCCAGGCGAAAACGGAACCTCTTTCTATCAAGCGACAATCTACCAGAGGTCTCCAACTCAACCGACGACACCTAGCGGCGGTACGTTCGACTTCCCTACAGCCACACTAACTCCACCTTCGGATTGGTCAGGCACTATCCCAGCGGGTGATGATGACCTATGGGCATGTAACTTCCTATTCAGAGATTACCTATCGCAACAGGGAACGATCACCGCGACAGATTGGTCAGAGCCATATAAGTTGGGTGGCATCGTTGATGCTAACAACGGTGATTCATACGCACAGGTTTCTGTCTTCAAGAGATCCACAACATCATTGACTGCACCAACAGGTGGGTCATTTGATTTCGGAGACCAGACACTGACTCCACCGGCAGGATGGTCTATCGTTCCCCCTCTAGCCCAAGACGAAGATGGTAATCCAACCGGAGACCTATACGTTAGTTCCGGTATCGCAACTAATGCGGAACTATCTGATCCTACAGGTGAAGACACAAACATCAGCTGGACTAATCCAGTCAAGACCTCTACGGGTCTGGACGGACAAAACGGTAAGTCCATCTTCGAGAAGGCAGTATACCGCAAGGTTCCTAAACCAGCCGGATGGAAAGTCGGTGACGCTATCCCAACTCCATCTAAACCAGAAGGTGGTTTCTTCGACTTCGGTAACGAGGTATTCGGTGGCGATCCACTAGACTCCGTTGCAAATGAGTCGGGTGTTTGGTTCGAAGGTATCCCAGAAGGATCAGGTGACGTATGGTCATCTACCTATGCGTTCAGTGTCATCGGTGATACTGGAACAGATTACGCAGTCACGGACGGATGGAGTGAACCTACTCTGGGTATTATCGAGAGTGTGTCAACATACTCCAAGGGTCTATACACACGATCCGCAACACTGCCAAGCCCGATCCCAGATAACAACGGTGTGACATACAATTTCACAGACGATCGTTTTGAAAAGATAGGTGACACGGAGGTCGTTTCTGGCGTCACGGATGGTAGTTGGTATGAGGAACCGCCAGCACTAGACCTAGAAAATCCATTGAATCTATATGAAGTCAGAACGACCGCGAGTCTTATCGGGTATCTTGGTACGGACAACACATTAACCTTCAGCGCGCCTAAACTAGTGATGAACTATGCGGTTGATGCAGAGGATGGATTCAGTTTCGTTCAGTTAAGTGTTTATAAGTGGTCGAATACTAGTCTTGCAAACAACGCAGGCAAACCTTCAGGTGGTAGTTTCGACTTCTCAACTAAGACATTTACACAACCAAGTGGATGGTCTAAGACCGTACCGGAGAATCCAGACGAAAACGACGCAAACATGAAGTTGTACGTGTCGTCAGGTATTGCTTCGACGCAACCGAACTCCGGTACCAGCACAGACCCAATCATAGTCGATGACGTTATCGTTTGGTCAACACCAGACGTAACGACCGCCGGTGGTTCTGGTCGTGATGGTCGATCCACATTCAGAGCAGTTATTGTTCAAAGAACAACCACAACCCCATCGAGTCCGACAGGTGGTTTCGTAAACTTCGGGGCGGATGCCGTAACAAGAACACAAGCAGAGGCTGCCGCTGTGAATGTTACATCTAGTGGCACTCTAACCATAGACGGTAACTCGTTAGTTCCACCAGACGGATGGTACGACACCGTTGCAGAAATTCCAGCAGATGAAGCACCAGATGGTAAGATCTGGGCAGTAGAATATCAATTTGCCACAGACGGAGACACGGGTGTTGAAGAGGGTGGTACATGGTCTGCACCATATGAAGATCACAACAACGGTGAGGATGGTTACTCGACCTTCTCCGCATCTGTTTATAAAAGAAGTGCGAACAAACCAGCAGCAAGTGGTGGTCTTTGGGGTCCAGTAGGTGCGACATATAGTTTCACCAATGATCTCGTAGAGAACTTGTCTGGTGGATGGACAGAAGATCCACAAGAATCCAATACAGATCTCGACCCATTGTGGTTATGTCGTGCAACGGCAACTACGCAAGGTCTTACTGGAACAGACGCGACACTGACTTGGTCGGAACCAGTAAAGATTTCAACGGACGGACAACCAGGCACAGTAGATCCAAGTGCTATACCTCAACAAGAGAACGGTTATGTCTACTATCTTGTCGGAGACGGAACAACTGATGGCCCTGCCACTCCAACCGCAACCAGTTTCAATTTCATAGGAACCGGAACAGTCGGCACTGACGGCACATTTACTGGACTAACAGATGAATGGTCTATCTCTCCACCGCAAGACACAGACCTAACCGGAAGTCTATGGGCGGCAAGATTCTTTGCAGTAGAAGATACTGTGGGAGGTCGAACTGCGACAACTGCTTCCGGTAACCTATTGTTCAGCCCCCCATTTAAGTCATACTCATTCGACGGCTTGGTAACCTTTACGAACACACAAGGTGCCCTGAGTCGAGACGATGGTGGTGCAACAGTCATCGATGGTGGGTTTATCTCTGCAAATACTATCGAAGTAGACTCTTTAATAGCCGAAGAACTAAATACTAGAATTGCTACTGTCGCAGAAACTTTAGTTATCGGTGGTGATGCGACAGGTATAGATACTACAGAAGCTACCGGATATACTTCTTCAGGAGAAAGAATGGTTCTTACTGGGGATAATATCAGAATTTATGACGCAACATCTACTAATGAAGAAACAGGCCTGCGTGTTAAACTAGGTAAACTATCATGAGTTATGGATTAGAAGTATTCAATAGTTCTAATGATAAAATAGTATCAACAACTAGCACGTTAGGATCTTTAGTATCTTACGGACTTGTATCAGCAGACAATAATAAATATGATTCGGCAGCTGCTGCTAATCCAGGCTGGGTCACTAATCCTTTAGGTAACCTTTTAACTGGTGTTGGCGCAGCCCCGGCTTGGTTTGTATACGGAGAATTAATAGAAATAACAGTAAACGTCCCAGATTTTGTTAATAGTAGCATACAAGATATCGCCATTGTAGCTCCAGCTTCTATTATGGTAGGAAATGCTTCAATAGAAAGTAGACAGAATGGTAGTTTTGTTTTAAAAAGAAATGATAAATATGACGCATATTATTGGATAGTGAGAAAGGGATGAGTACTTACGGAATAGAAATTCGAAACGAAGACGGCAATATAATTGTTGATGACGTATATAAGAACTTTCAGGTTATGTCTTATGGTATTGCTGATGCTGGAGATGCAATACCATTTTCGACGGATGACTATGAGGATGGTGCTTTACTTTTTGGTCGACCTATAAACGTTAATAAAAATGATTCTTCTGGATGGCATATTGCTGGAAGTAGTGGAACTGCCACTCAGTTTTTTGGTGTGAGTGCTTATGTGAACTTATCAGATCCAGTTATTGATATGGGTTTCAATCCTGTTCTGGACTATTCTACTTACGCAATCACTGCACCTAACGTGGGTAAGATAACCCCTAAAGTGGAGTGGGTACTCATCAAACCTAGCGTAACATCTCCAAGTGCAAGTGATTATGGTCTTGAAGTTTATGCTCCCGACGGGACAGTTTCTTTTGCAACAGGTGTCGAGACAACCTTTGATATTGTCGGTACTGTGCAAGTAAATACTTCTAGTACTCCGTATAATAATCATAACGTGGCCACTTTCGGTGCATCAGATGACATATTCAATTACTGGATCTGTCTATCTAATCTTATGCATTTTCCGATTCAGACTATACCAATGTTTTTCGGATGGGTGGCTAGTGGTAAATGGAGAGGAGCCACAAATACTATAACTTTCTATCAACCCGCCTGGCAATTTCCAGGCCATAATTCGTCAGGACAGCAATGGATTATCGGTAGATTTAATGGAGACAATTCATCTCCAACGGGTGGCACTACGACAGGTACAAATAGCGCCCCTAGTTATCAAGGAGGTATTGCATCATCATATAATATACCTCAAGGTGGGTATGTTGATATATCTCCACTGTTCATCGATCCTGAAGGTGGTGGTATTACATTGTCAACTTCCACTACTGGAACTTTAGGTGGAGCAACGATTTACATTTGGAATAATGGGACCACTATTCGTGTAACGGCGGGGGATGATGATGCGGACTTTACATTAACTATTACTGGATCAGATGGTATTAACGATGTTGATATAAACACAACAATGACGCATACTGCTGCTAGTACAAATGCTGCTCCTCAATATGTCAGTGGTATAGATTCATCATATGCACTAACTTCTGGAGCAACTACTGCCATTACTCCATTATTTATGGACCCTGAAGGTCAGACATTGACAGTATCATATACCACCACTGGAAGTACAAACGGAGTTTTTGTTCAGACCGTAGGTAATGAAATCCAATTGACACCTGGCGCGCAAGCAGCTTCCTTCACATTAAATATATTAGTATCTGATCCTGCGGGAGCAACCGCACAACGAAGCACAAATATTACATATACTCCAACAACAACAAGTTATACCCCGACCTTACCACCAAACTTTGGCGGTGGCGGCGGTATACCATCCCCTTAATTATAGGAAATAGAAATGAGTAAAATTTTAGCATACGTAGATAGAGAAACTGGTGAGGTTAGGTCAACTTCAGTTATGTCTATAGCTGTAGACGGACCAAGTGATGGAGATGTCATTGACGATATGGTCGTTAGAGATATAACCAACGAGGGTGAAGACTGGGTCAATTTTGGTAAAAATAATTACTGGGATAATGGATGGTCTAAAAGACCAATTAAACCATCACCCTTTTATCGATGGGATAAAAGTCAATGGTCTTTTGATAGCAACTCATTCGAGGGAGCAGTTCGATCTCAAAGAGATCAAGCAATATCTCGTACCGACTGGACTCAACTTCCAGATGCGGGGCTGTCAGATGATATGCTAAATGCATGGAGGGGATATCGTCAAGAGTTGCGCGATATCATGGGAAATCTATCTGGTATCGAATCTATGGAAGATGTTAACTGGCCAGAACCCCCACAATAATTATTTAATTAATCTCTGAAATTAGAATATTATAAGTAAAGTAAATATTTTTTAAAAAATGTGCGTAGACCCCGTTTATGCACATTTTTTTTGTTATAAATAAAGGGGTCATTAACCAATAAACTTTAACTTTAGCTAAAGAGAGACGATATCGTGTCAGCATCTAGTATACCACTAAAAATTAAGAATACCGATGGTGACCTACAGGAATTCACTCCAGCGCAAGAAATGTATCTTGCGGTAAAAGTGGGTGAAGCACTTGCAGAGGCCTCTGCTGGTGATGTCGGTGACATCAGTCTAACCAATGGTACAAACATCGGTTCATTTGTAGATACTTTCTACAACGAACCAGCGGGAACACACCCGATGTCTGCTATCACTGGTACGAGTGTAACCACAACCTTGAAACAGGTTGGCGGTTCTGCAAGTGAGACTGGTTCTGATTTTGCCCGTCCTGTCGGTTATTATGCAGATAATTCTAATCCTGGCTTCTACGAAATGGTAGACTCGGATTTAGATAATCTCACAAATCGTGCACTAAAGAATGTGGAGACCCTAGGTCTTCAGGGTGCATATGAACTTTCAACGTCCTCGCCAGGCAGTGATTGGACCAAACACATCGATGGTGTGTTCTCCGATACTCATGGTGACGGTACAACAACTCAATACCACATCTGGAAGAAAGTTACTTTGGCAACACCACCAGCCGGTGTTACCACTACACGTCCAGTTGCAACCGACTATGATGGTACTTCATCATTCAGCGGTTTTAAAGAAATGTCAGACGCGGAAATCAAGTATACACTTGGTCAACGCGCTAAGTCACTCCGAGCAACAGCAGGTGCGATTGGTTCATACCAGTTGCGTTCATCTGCACAAGGTGCTCCAACTCTAGCAGGTACATGGGTACCACGAGGTTCTGCCTCTAACACCCGTCGTACTATTGTCGACGTTGCATACTCTCGTACACGTAACTCAGCTTACACACGTACAAGAATCTCTGCATATACTCGTAACCGTATTTCAACATATACTCGTAATAGTGTAGATACTTTCTCACGTACGTTTGTTGGAGAATATACGGGAGCGTATTCACGTGACTTCGTAGGAAACTATGCTCGTGACTATGTAGGCAACTACGCAAGAACTCGCGTTTCATCATATACACGTAACAGACTAACTGCATTTACTGGTTATTTTGCCGGTACTTACAACCGTTCACGTGTTTCTACATATGTCCGAAACCGAATCACACCATTTACTGGTACATTCTCACGCAATAGAGTTTCTTCTTATACTCGTGGTCGTGTATCAACTTACACAGGTACTTACTCACGTACACGCAGTTCTGCTTACACAGCAGACTACACTCGTACTCGTGTGTCAGCATACACCGGAACTTACTCAGGAACTTATTCCCGTAACCGTGTATCTGCATATGCCGGTACCTACACACGCAACCGTGTATCAACTTATGCACGTACTAGTACTCGAACTCGTACATCTGCTTACTCAGCAGACTACACCCGTACTCGTATAACTAATTACACACGTGACCGTGTAACAAACTTCGCAGGCGTTTTCTCTCGTGCACGTGTTTCATCATACACACGCAATCGAGTTACTAACTTCGCTGGTAACTTCGTAGGTAACTACGCTCGTGGATTCGTGGGTAACTACTCACGTGGCTTCGCAGGCAACTACTCTCGTGGTTATGCTGGTGATTATGTTGGTAACTACGCTCGTGTTTCTACTCGTACATCTACTCGTACACGTTATTCAGCATATGCCCGTACGTCAACTCGTACTCGCTATTCTGCATATACTCGTGATCGCGTCACTAACTTTGCCGGAAACTTCGTAGGCAACTACGCAACTACCTTTACTGGTGATTTCGTAGGTAACTATGCAAGAACATTCGTAGGAAACTATGGTGGTAACTTCGTAGGTAACTATGCAACCACATTTACTGGCGACTTTGTTGGTAACTACGCACGTGGATACGCTGGTAACTATGCTGGTGATTACGTAGGTAACTATTCACGTGACCGTGTAACTAACTTTGCTGGTGATTTTGTTGGTAACTATGCAACAACGTTCACAGGTAATTTTGTTGGTAACTATGCTCGTGGATATGCTGGTAACTATGCTGGCGATTATGTGGGAAATTACGCAAGAACTTCAACACGTACTCGCTATCAAACATACGACTACACACGTAACTCAACACGTACATCAACGCGTACACTAAACTATACACGTACATTGTATTATGCGGGTAACTATGTTGGTGATTATGCTCGTAACCGTGCATTCTCATACGTAGGAAACTACGGACGTACTCGTGCTGAAGGTGTAACATACACTGGTAACTACGGACGTACACGTACTGGTAACTATACTGGTAACTATGGCCGTACTCGTGCTACTAACTACGCAGGTAACTTCGTAGGAAACTACGGTCGTACTCGTGCCGCATCTTATGTTGGTAACTACGGACGTACATCTACTCGTACACGTAATGCGACATATACTGGTAACTATGGTCGTACTCGTGCCGCATCTTATGTTGGTAACTACTCGCGTAACCGCGCAACCAACTTTACTGGTAACTTTGCTGGAGATTACTCTAGAGGACGTGCTGCAACGCTTGACTACACTAGAACTTCTTCTAACGGAACATCATATACTGGTAACTATAGTCGTAACTTATATTACGCTGGTAACTTTACTCGTACCGCATATTCAACACGTAGTTCAATTGGTGGCGGCACCTATAGAAATGATGTTTATTTAGATGGTAAAGGTGGCTCAACTTACTGGGGTGTTAACTCATATAGTAACCGAATTGAACTTAAAATTAGGTTGGAGGGCGATTACAATATAAGCTACGGCTCTTCTGACGGATTGGGTGGTACGGTTTCTTCTAGTACAACTGTTATTTTATATAATGGTAAGACGTATACCCGTGGTACTCTCCGAAGCGGATCTAGTTACCAGCGATGGGGTGTTTCTTGGGACCCAGGCACAACTAGTTATGCCGGAAACTTCACCACAACAACAACTTACACACGAACCAGTACCGGATCAGCAACTTACACACGTAATCGTTCCGTATCTTCTTATTATACTGGTAACTACACTCGTGGCGTAACATATACTGGTAACTATGGTCGTACTCGTGCTACTAACTATACCGGAGACTTTGTTGGTAACTATGGTCGCACACGTGCAGCATCATATGCTGGAGATTACGCTCGTAACCGTGCAGCATCATATGCTGGTAACTATGCCGGTGATTACTCTCGCACACGTGCAGCATCATATGCTGGAGATTACGCTCGTGACCGTGTAACTAACTTCACAGGCAACTTTGCTGGAGATTACGCTCGTAACCGTGCGTTCTCATACGCTGGAGATTACTCACGTAATCGGGCCGCAACATTGTACTATGCCGGTGATTACTCTCGCACACGTACTGGTAACTATACTGGTAACTATGCTCGTACATCAACACGAACAAGAACTGCAACTGGTAACTACACACGTACTGGATACTATGCTGGTGACTACACTGGTAACTATACTCGTACTCTAGGATACGCTGGCGACTATGTCGGTAACTATGCTCGTACAAGTACTCGAACTTCTACACGTACTCGTTACTCTGCATACGCAAGAACTCGTGTAACTAACTATGTTGGTGACTTTACTCGTAACCGTGTAACTAACTTTGCTGGTAACTTCGTAGGAAACTACGCAAGAACTTCTACTCGAACTTCTACACGTACTCGTTACTCTGCTTATGCACGTACTCGTATCACTAACTACATTGGTGACTTCACACGTACCTCGACTCGTACCTCGACTCGTAACCGTGGTTCTGCTTATGCAAGAACTCGTATCACTAACTACGTTGGAGATTTCACAAGAGATCGCGTAACTAACTTTGCTGGCAACTTCGTAGGAAACTATGCTCGTGGATACGCTGGTGATTACGTAGGTAACTATGCTCGTGGATACGCAGGCGATTTCGCTGGTAACTACACTGGTGAGTATACTCGTACATCTACACGTACTCGTTACTCTGCATACGTACGTAACCGAATTTCGGTATACACTCGTAACCGTAGTTCAGCATATGCTCGTGATCGTGTAACCAACTTTGCTGGTGACTTCACTGGTAACTACACAAGAACGTTCTCTGGTCAATACTCACGTAACTACGCTGGTAACTTCATCGGTGATTATGTTGGTGACTTCGGTGGAAACTATGTTGGTAATTATACTCGCGACTTCGGTGGAAACTACGTAGGAAACTACGCACGTGGCTTCGCTGGTGATTACGTAGGTAACTATGCAAGAACCTTTGTTGGTGAATACACTGGTGCTTACTCTGGAACTTACTCACGACAATTTGGTGGAAACTACGTAGGTAACTACGCAAGAAACTATGTTGGTGAATACACAGGAACCTATGCAAGAACGTTTACTGGTAACTACTCTCGTGGGTTCTCTGGTCAATATACTCGTGACTTTGCTGGTGACTTTACTGGAAACTATGCAAGAACGTTTGCTGGTGAGTACACAGGAGCATATGCTCGTGACTTCGTCGGTGACTTTGTAGGCAACTACTCACGTGATTTCGTAGGTAACTACTCACGTGTCCGTGTATCTGCTTACTCAAGAATCCGTAGTTCTGCATACTCCGGTACTTACTCACGTGATCGTGTATCTACATACGTAGGTGACTTCACTGGTAACTACTCACGCGGATTTACTGGTAACTACTCACGCAACTTCGGTGGCAACTACTCACGCTCCTTCCTAGGTAACTATGTTGGTGCAACGATTAGTGACACTCTAGTACATACTCCAGAAGTCTACACACTATACTGTAGGGTTGCATAATCGCTCTAAGTATGGTATAATATGAGAACAAGGCGGGTCATTCATTTGACCCGCTTTATCTCAACACTATATACATTATAATTTGAATTGAAATCTCTGGAGATATTTAATGAGTCGTAAGCAATGGATGAATAATGCGTTCTGGGAAACAGACGAAAAGAAAGAACTAAACTGTATTTTAGAACTTGAAGATGATGTGGGTAGAGTAACCGCCCAACAAATGTTTTTACATCGGCATGATAAGAACGGTGTTGAAAACGAACTGTTTAATGAAGTAGTCGAGGCCTTAGGTGCTGATGCGATTGATAAGGAAACAACCGATCGCGTTATTCGCAAGAAGGCACAGGCAGAAGAAGAGAAGATGCGTGATGAGGAACATGACAAAGCACGCAAACTTGAAAAACTCTTCAATTATAAAATGGAAGCTTTTGAAGTAGATGATATTAAAAGTTCCAAAAACCGCAAGTTGAAGGCAAAATTGCGTCGTGCAAAATCTAAGATTGAAGTCGACATGTACTCAATCATGATTCTACAAGACCAACTAGAGGCCGAGACTAATGGAAAAGACTAAAGGATTTATAATTGTTTCGTCCAAGAAACGAAACTTTTATTTGTACGGATTAAATCTTGCAGAGTCTCTCAGGGACTATTATGAACCTGAAGAAGAATGTAAGATCTGTATTGTTACAGAAGAACGATTTATTGATGACCGTGGTAGAGAAGTAGCAGATGATATTATATTCTGTGATGACCACTACCGCGCTAAACTATGGGGGATGGCAAAATCTCCGTATGACTTGACAATGTATATTGATGCCGACATGGAATGTGAGCATGAAGACATTATCAAGGTTTGGGATGAAATGAAAGACCATGATGTGGTCTTCTCTGCATTGACAGATGATCGTGATTATATTTACGCAGAAAGAGACTTTGATACTCCAGAAGGTAGTGCGAAGTTTACATTATGCGGTGGTGTATGTTTATATGATATGACCAAACCAATTGTTCGTGAATTCATGAATGACTGGTGGGATTTGACGTTCAGGCAAATGAACGATACTTGGTGGCCAGAAGGGTATATTGACAGTCTCAAGTCTTGGGACCAATTTTCTCTTTGGTGGTTAGTCGAGAAAGAAGAAAAATATAAGGACCTCAAGGTTGGTATCTTTGATGACGACTTGAGGTGGAATTATTACAACGCTCTTAATTGGGCGATAACAAAACCTGAAACGGGACCAGTGATACTACGTCACTTCTCGGCAGGTTTAAATAAGGATACTCCAATCGTATGACACAGGTAAACGACCAATATCTCAAGCACATCGAGGTTAATAACCCTGAACTTCTTGAGATTCTAAACGAATACGCCAAGTTGCATACCATGAAAGGTTTCGAAGAGAACTGTCACCTATCCTCTGCACAACACATTCGACAGCGTCCATACTTTGTTGGACCAGTTCATATGGATGAGATCGTTGCACAGGGTCAAGGACACGAAGGTTTCCCAGACGAACTTGTTGGTTACAACTTTAAACTTTCAGATAAAGCACACATGATGTTTGAGAAGGACGCAGATCCACTTTTCAAACGTGACATGACTCATCACCTACGTGACTTAAACGATAAGATGATGAACTTTTTGTCAGTCAAGCATAATGCACTTGCCGCAGTATATCCACCAAAAGGATTTATCTCATGGCACAATAATGCAAATGCTCCAGGCTTCAATCTAATCTTCTCTTACTCAGAAGATGGTTCAGGTTACTTTGAGTACATTCACCCAGAGACGAAAAAAGTTGTTCGTTGTCAGGACAAGCCAGGCGAATGGACTTGTAAGGCAGCATACTTTGGTCACTATGGTGAATCTGATAAAGTAATGTATCACGCTGCGTCTACAGACGATTGGCGTGTCACGGTTTCATATGTTTTTGATCACTCAGAAGCATCCGAAGGTTTCCGTGCAATGGTTCTTGCAGATATTGAATCTGAAGACTAAAAATAACATTTTCTTCAAACCTTAAACTGTTATAAATAGAGTTAGAAGTTTTATAAACAGTTTAAGGTTCTGAGGAATATGGCAACTTACGAAGATTTCACAATAGACCAAGGTGCAGACCTAGCTCTTCAAATAGAGTTAGTTAATCCCGATGGTTCAAAGAAAGACCTTAACGGTTACTCAGCATCCGCAAAGATGAAAAAAACCTATAGAAGTGAAGAGTCTATTAATTTCACTGCTGTAATACCCTCTCCCGCCATAGAGGGAATCGTTACACTATCCCTAACCAATCTACAGACTGATCAATTGATAACTCGTGGTAGATATGTCTATGATGTCGAAATAAGTTTCAATGACGAAGAAGGCACCACTATCATAGAAAGGATACTAGAAGGCAAGATAAAAGTCAACCCTTCGGTAACAAGGTAATAATATGCCTATAAGAAGAGTCGGTGGTGTATCAGGGGTAGCATCTATTAGTGGGTTCGGTTCTGGAACTCAAGTTAAGCGTGTCACTGTCGGACGACCTATTAGCAATGTCGTACAGAGCATTGGTGCAAACATCAAGACATTTGATGGTCTTGGTGATATTCCTAGTATCGAAGAACTGAAACTAGGCGAGATTGGTATAAATACTCAGGACGGTAAACTTTATATCAAACGTGAGTATGATGGTGGCGTTCAAACAATTGTAGAGATTGGCGCTGTAGGAGATGAGAGTCTCTCTGCGACAACTACATTTAACGCATACATCTACACCTCTGACGGAACTCTTGATGTCATAACGGGTCCAGACGACTCTACAAACGTATTACAGTATGACCCAGACCCAAACAGTCCGTCAAGAATTCAAGTATATCTCAACGGTGTCTTGCTCCATCAAGGAATAGACTACGTTGCGAATGACGGGGAAACTATTTCCCTAACACACACTGTAGGCGATGAACAAGTTGTTCAAGTAGCAGCCTACAACTCCACTGGCGTTTCTTTTGGAAACGACCTCATCATAGATGACCACTTTGCCTTTATTGTGGGCACCAACGAAGAAACTCGTTTTTATCATAATGGTACTGACACAATCATTAAACATTTAGGTTTCAATGATAGTCAGTTTAAAATACAACACCAAAATGATGATATACTTGTTATGGACCAATCTGGAGTTCAACTCTCCGGTCCTTATACACTGAACGGCAGTAATGTTGCTACTCAAGTTGAAATAGATACACTGAATTCTAGATTAGATTCTCTAGACAGTGATCTACAAGATGTTACCGAATTATTGCAACAGTTATTACAGTTCAGACAGTAAAATAAATCTTCAAAGCAAAGAACATTTCATGTATAAATAAAAGGGTATATTAACCATCCTTAGTATTACATCAATATGATCAACAACAAATCTTTTAATAGGGTTCTCGCAGAAAGTTTATTCAACTTGGCTAAACAAAAGCAAGATGAAGTATCTGTCACGCCTGGACAAGAGACAAATTTGTTTGATTATATTGAAGGTACCTCATCATCAACCAATGACCGTACAGTGATTCCTGAAGCACAATCGATCACTGCTGTGGGCGACACTGCACTATTCGAGTTAAATGGTATACCGACTCGCGATGACTTGATTGATGTATGGGTAAATGATGTTCTTCAGCATCCTGAAGAGATTTATGAAACCATTGGCAATACTATACAATTCTTTGAAATCCCTCCAGCCGGAACGGACATCTATATCAAATTTCGTTAGTATATTATTAAACGTTTAATTATATTACAATTCTAAAACAACCTCATAAAACACAACCTAGGAGATAACCTAATGGCATTTAGGCAGATTAAATCCCCTGCTCTAGCGGACAAGGCGGTAATCAATACCAAGCTTGACGAAAGTGCGGTACAGGGACAATCAACCCTTACAGGTATGGTAGATCCATCATCGTGTTTCACCCTTCTATATGATGTCGGTACAGACTCATTAAAGAAGATTGGTGCAGACGCGTTCTTCGCATCGTTCTCTACGGACGACTTGCAAGAAGGGGCTAACCAATATTTCACACCTGAAAGAGCTAAGACTGCTGTTGCAGCTGATATCGCAAGTGCGGTAGCAGTAGAAACTAATCGTGCGACAGTAGCAGAAACACTATTACAATCTAACATTGACGCTGAAGCCTCTACACGTGGTTTGGCAGACGTTGCATTGCAAGCAAACATTGATGCAGAAGAAGTACGTGCAAAGGCACGTGAAGATTCTATCGAAGTAGCCTATCAGTCTGCTGATAGTGTATTGTCTGGTCGTATTGATTTACTACTAAACAACACTGATTCAGCTGCATTAGACTCGTTCGCAGAAATCATTGAAGCATTCCAAGATGCTGATGACGCACTATCCGCTTCAATCATTGCAAACTCTTCAGCAATCAGCAATGAAGTAACTCGCGCAGTCAATAAAGAAACAGAAATCAATGACCGTGTAAGTGTAGAAATTGCACGTGCACAATCTGCGGAATCAGCACTTGCTGTACAGATTGGTCAAGAAACGACTCGTGCAACACAAGCAGAATCGGCACTTGCTGCTCGAATCTCTACTGAAGAAGGTCTATCGACTTCTCTACAGAATCAGATTACTGCTGAAGTTACTCGTGCAACTAATGAAGAAGTACGAATCGAAGGTCGTTTAGACTCTGAAATTACTCGTGCTACTGGTGCAGAAGCTGCAAACGCGCAGAACATCACAGATGAAATTCTTGCACGTGCTGTTGCTGACACACAAGTCCGTACCGATCTAGGTGCAGATATTATTGCCGGTGACGCTGCTACTCTAGCATCTGCAAAGGCACATGATGATCTTCTTGTTGGAGATGCAACTGTAGACGGTACTACTAGTAATACTGTTACTGATCGCATCGCAACTGCAAAAGCAGAAGCAATCATCGAAGCAAGCAACTCTGTAGCAATCGAAAACTCTGCACGAATCGCTGAAGACTCAGACATCAACGCACGTATCGATCAAGAACTTATTGACCGTGCTGCGGGTGATACTACTCTACAGGGTAACATCGATACAGAAGAAGCTGCTCGTATTGCTGGTGACGCAAACCTACAATCACAAGTTGACTTCATCACAAACAACACTGATCCAGCTGCTCTAGACTCACTAACAGAAATCGTTGGTGCGTTCCAAGACGCAGACAGCGACATCTCTGCACTAGTATCGTCTAACACTACTGCAATCTCAACTGAGAAGTTACGTGCAGAAACAGCGGAAGGTGTTCTACAAACTAACATCAACACTGAAGCATCAACTCGTTCAACCGCTGACACTGGTCTACAGTCTCAGATTGATCAGTTAGTAGTTGATCTACAAGTTGATACAGACGACGTTCTTGCAGCTGCAAAAGCATACACAGACGCAGAGGCAGATTCACATCAAGCAGCTGCTCAGGCACATGCTGACGCGCAAGACGCTGCTCTAATCGGTGACGCATCGGTTGACGGGACTGTAGGTAACACTGTTACTTCTCGCATCCAAACTGTTAAGTCTCAATCATTTGCTTACACAGATGCAGAAGTTGCAATTGAAAAAGCACGTGCTGAAGCTGCCGAAGAAGCAGTCGCTCTACGTACTACTGTACTAGAAGGCGAGATGGACGCAGTTCAGGTTCTTTCTTCACAGAATGAAACCGATCTACGTGCAGAAGAAGTTGCTCGTGCATCAGGCGATACTAACCTACAAGGTCAGATCGATGCATTGAATGCAAACACTACAATCGACGTTGATGACCTACAAGACCAATTGGATGCAGAAATTCTACGTGCATCTGGTGTTGAAGCAACTAACGCAGCAGCAGTCGTTACTGAAAAGCAACGTGCAGAAGCGGTAGAAGCTGGTCTACGTACAGACACTAACACAAACACTTCAGGAGTTTCAACTAACGCTGGTAACATCGTAGTAGAACGTACTCGTGCACTTGCCGCTGAAGGTGCTCTAAGCACTCGTTTGGACTTAGTAGAAGACGACTTCAACGCAGTAGATTCCGATCTACAAGCACAGATTCTTGCTGAAACTGCAAGAGCCGGTGGTGTTGAAGCAGGTCTACAGACTTCTGTAGATTCTCTACAAACTCAAGTAACTGGTAACGACTCAGACATCCTTGCTCTACAGAACCTAGTAGGTAGTGATGTTGACGATCTACAAGACGCAATCGACGCAGAAGTCGTACGTGCAACTGCCGCAGAACTAGTAAACGCAACAGCAATTGCAGCAGAAACTACACGTGCAACTGGTGTCGAAGCTGGTCTACGTACAGACGTTGATTCTAACCAATCACAAATCACTGCAAATGATTCAGACATTCTTGCTCTACAAGTATTGCAAGCTGCTGATCACTCAGACAACCAAGCACAAATCACTGCTGAAGTTATTCGTGCAACAGCTGCTGAACTAGTAAATGAAAACGCGATTATTGCAGAACGCAACCGTGCACTTGGTATTGAAGGTGGTCTACGTACTGACGTGGATAGTGTTCAAGCACAAGTCACTTCAAACGATTCTGACATTCTTGCATTACAAAACCTACAAGCTGGTGACGTTACAGACCTACAATCACAGTTGGATGCGGAAATCGTTCGTGCCACTGGTATTGAAGGTGGAATCCGCACAGACGTTGACACCGTAACAGGTCGAGTCGATGCAATCATCGGTACATCTCCACAGACTCTAGACACTCTACAAGAAATCGTAGCTGCGTTTGAAGATGCGGACTCAGACATTCAGGGTATCATTGATTCAAACTCTGGTCGATTGACTACTGCTGAAACAGACATCGATGCACTAGAAGTACGTGCAACTGACGTTGAAGCTCGTGCAACTGCACTAGAAAGTCGCTCAACTTCTACTGAAGCAAAAGACGTAGAACAAGACGGTCGTCTATCAGTAAATGAATCAGACATTGATTCACTAGAAGCGAAAGTTGGTTCTACACTTCTACAAACTGTAGCTGGAACTACTACTGCTGCAATCAACGAACTACACTCTGAACTAGATGTCGAAGCAGGACATGTTGATACTCTACAGTCTGAAATGGACGCAGTAGAAGGACGTGCAACTGCACTAGAGACTCGTGCTACTGATCTCGAAACTGAGCAAACAGCACAGGGTGGTCGTCTAACAGTTAACGAAAGTGAAATTGACGCACTGCAAGCCAAGCAAGGTTCTGCAACGTTGGCAACTGTCGCTACTAACATCTCTGCTGCAATCAACGAACTGCACTCAGAGATCGATGGCGAAGCTGCTGATCTAACTTCTCTAGAAGCTCGTGTTACTACAGAAGAAGCCAATGTCGATACTCTACAATCTGAAATGGATACAGTAGAAGGACGTGCAACTTCCCTAGAGTCACGAATGACTACAGAAGAAGGTCACGTAGATACACTACAGACTCAGATGGGTACTTCAACTCTTCTAACAGTTGCTACAGACGTAACTGCAGCCGTAAACGAATTACACGGTCAAGCAGATTCTAACACAGGTCGTGTTGGTACTCTAGAAGTTGAAATGGACGCTGTCGAAGGTCGTGCGACTTCTCTAGAAACTCGTGCTGGTGCACTAGAAACTGAACAGGCTCTACAAGGTGGTCGTCTAACAGTTAACGAATCAGACATCGATTCTCTAGAAGCTAAGATCGGTTCTTCTTCAGAAGTTCTAGACACAGTTGCTCAAACTCTAGTTGGTGCAATCAACGAAGTACACGGTGAGACAGATACTAATACATCTGGTCTTGCGGCTGCTGTTGCTCGTGCAGATGCAGATTCAGACGCACTTGTTTCTGAAATTGCTGACCGCATCGCTGCTGACAGTCAGATCCGTATTGATCTAGCTGCTGATCGTAACACAGATCAAGCAGACTACATCGCACGTGACGCAGTTGTTCTTGCATCTGCACAAACTTACGCAGAAAACGAAGCAGATGACGCAGAAGCTGCAGCAAAACTTTACGCAGACGGTATCGTTGCTAACGAAGCAACTCTACGTGAAAACGCAGATAACGTACTAGACGGTAAGATCACTACTGAAGCAACTACTCGTGCAAATGCTGATAACGCTCTAGACTCACGTACTACTGTACTTGAGACAGAGATGACTGCAACACAGATTGCCGCTGGTGTCAACGCAGACGGAACATACGCTGCTCCAAGTGGTACTAACTACATTGACCTATCTTCATCTCTAACAGATGCAGACAAGAAGTTAGACGCTGCAATCAAAGCGGTTGATACAACTCGTAACTCACAAGTTAACAACCTACAATCACAAATCGACGCTGAAGTCGTACGTGCAACTGCCGCAGAAGGTGTTTTAACAACTAACCTATCTGGTGAAGTAACTCGTGCGTCGGACGCTGAAGCTGCTCTAGGTGTACTAATCACCACTAACGCAACTGCTATCTCAGATGAGGCAAGTCGTGCGCAAGGTGTTGAAGGTTCACTACAGACTCAAATCGATTTCATCACTTCGAACACTGACTCTGCCGCTCTAGATTCATTGACAGAAATCGTTGCCGCTTTCCAAAGCGCAGACGGTTCTCTTGCTGGTCTAGTTGCTCAGAACCAGACGGATATCGCAACTAACGCTTCAGGTCTTGCTCAGGAAATTACTGATCGAGTCGCTGGTGATAATGCAGTCCGTGGTGAGTTCGCTGCTGCTGATGCCGCACTACAAACTCAGATTGATGGACGTGTCCAGAGGTCTGGCGATTCAATGACTGGCGACCTAGCAATGGGTGGAAACAAAGTTTCCGGTGTTGCAACTGGTACTGACGCTGCTGATGCAGTGAACAAAGGTCAGATGGATGCGGGTCTTGCTGCACAGCATATCTCACAGTTCTCTACAGACGATCTAGTAGAAGGTACTAAGAAGTTCTTCAGCGATGCACTTGCTCGCGCTTCAGTATCTCTAACAGATGTCGCTGGTGCTGGTAAAGCGTCATACGACCAATCAACTGGTGTATTCTCAATCGACACTGCTAAGACCATGTTGGAACTAGCAGACGTATCTGATACAGCATACGACGGTAAGAACGGTTACGTATTACGTGTAAATAACACTCTAGACGGAATGTCTCTACAAGATCCAACTCAGTTGGCATTCAACAACGCACAACGTCAGACTATGTCTGGTGACGGTGCGCAGTCTACTTTCGCTCTGAACTTCTACACGCAAGATCAGAACGCGATCGTATTCGTTGGTGGTGTTATTCAGGATCCATCGGTTCACTACTCGATTGATGCTGCTAACCAGACTATCACGTTCAACGCTGCACTTCCAGTTGGTACACAAGCGGTTGTTATCGCTCAGTCTACTAACTCAGTTGGTGTACTTGATCCTAAGTCTGTCGGTCTGGAGACTCTTGCGGATAACATCAAGGTATTCGAACAGGGTAATGATGTTGTTGCCGGAACTTCTGCTACAGTAGTTTCTGCATTCAATAAGACAACTTATCGTTCTGCTAAGTACGTAGTTACTACAGAATTGAACGGTGAGTTCGAGACTCGCGAATGTCTAGTTATACACAACGGCACAAACGCGTTCATTACTGAATATGGTATCCTATACACTGGTTCCTCACTATTGGGTGACACAGACGTACAGGTTAACGGTTCAAGTGTTGAATTGACTTACACGGCTGTAGACGCTGGTGCGGTAGTATCTGTATCTGCGACATACGTCGACGCATAATAACGTCGGGGGTAGAATCAGTCTACCCCCACTTCTCTAATATATTCTAAAAGGTATAAACTAATGAGTACTAACAAAAAGTTTAGAATTCAGAACGGAGCTGACATAGTTGGAGAACTATCAATCAACGACGTTACTGTTATTGGCGCAGACGGCAAGGTTGTCGCAGGGGCCATCCAAGATGCGGTAGCAAGTTTAACTGCTGCTGACATCGCGGACCTACAGTCGCAAGTTACCGCGATTCTAGGTACGTCTCCAGAAACTCTGGATACATTGCAAGAAATCGTAACTGCATTCGAAGGTGCGGACAGCACTCTAACAGGTTCTGTTGCTCAGAACGCATCTGACATTGCAACAATCAATACTACTCTAACAAACGGCGTTGCAACACCAACTGACATTGCTACATTAACTGCGTCAGTTACCGCTGAAGAAACTCGTGCTACTACAGCTGAAGCAGCAAACGCTGCGGCAATTGCTGCTGCAAACTCACGTACTTCTGGTATCAGCACATCTTCAGGTTCAACTGATATTCAGATGACTGCTGAACTTGACATGGATAGTAACAACATCAAGAACGCTAATGATGTTTATGCTGCTCGTGGATTCATTGATCACATTGAAGCAGATGACCTAAAAGTTCAAACGGGAACTGTCGATTTCGAAGGTTCTATAGTAAACTTCGGTTCGTCAACAATCACTGGTAGTGGTTTCGGTAATGCCACTAAGACAGAGGTCGATCAACACTTAAACATTTCTACTGCTAATGCTGGCGAATTCGTCAAGTGGACTGGTACAGACTATGAGTGGACCGATCTAGTAAGTGGCCGTTTGGCAACAGATCAACTTCAGATTGCATCTGGTGGTTCAATAACTGCTACTGGTCCTGGCGGAACATTCGACTTCCAAGACGGTATTGTCATGCTAAGTGGTTCGGATGTTAGAGTTGATACTCCGACAGACGTTGGACAAGCTGCTAACAAAGGATATGTTGATGGTGTTGTTGCGGCAACTGTAGACGCTGCCCCTGCGGCATTGGATACGTTGAACGAACTAGCTGCGGCACTTGGTGACGACGCGAACTTCTCTGCGACAGTAGCAACATCCATTGGAACCAAAGCAAGTCAAACTGATCATGACGCAGAAGTTGCTGCTCGAATTGCGGCCGTTAGTTCGGAAGCAAGTACACGTAGTTCTGCTGACGCAGCTCTACAAGCAGAGATAGACGCTCTTGAAGTACTTCAGTCCGGTGACGTATCTGGTCTACAAGCACAGATTAATGCGGAAGCAGGACGTGCGGCAAGTGCAGAAGCAGTTAACGCTGCGAACATCGTGTCAGAAACATCTGCACGTAGTTCTGCTGATGCTGCTTTAGAGTCTGACATCATTGGTCTACAGAATCAGGTCAGTACTATTATTTCTGGTTCCCCTGCGTCTCTAGACACATTGGTTGAGATTGTATCTGCATTTGAAACTGCTGACGCATCCCTATCTGGTGTTATCACGGCAAACGGTGGTCGATTGACTACTGCTGAGAACAACATCACTGCACTCGAAGCGGACCTAACTGCTGAAGAGTCTGCACGTGGTGCTGGTGATGTTGCACTACAGGCAAACATTGATGCAGAAGCAACAACTCGATCTAACCTTGGTTCACAACTTCTAGGCTACATCAACATCAACGGTGCTGCAATTACCGCTGGTGATAATGCTAACTCTGCGGAAATTGCGACTGAGAAGTCACGTGCGGAAGGTGCTGAGGCTACTCTACAGTCTAACATCGATGCATTGACATCTTCTACAGGTGGTGATGTTAGTGGTCTACAGGCAAACATTGATGCAGAAGCATCTACTCGTAGTTCTGCTGATAGCGCACTACAGAGTTCGATTGACGCTGAAGAAACTCGTGCGACATCTGCGGAAGCTGGACTACAGTCTCAGATTTCTAATGTATTGTCTAACACAGACGCAACTGCACTAAACTCTCTTGCAGAAATCGTTGCTGAGTTCCAATCTGCTGACAGCACTCTAACAGGTGCGGTTGCTGGACACGGTACTCGATTGACTTCTCTAGAGTCATCTACATCTGCAATCCTAGCATGGGATACAGATAACGTCTCAGAAGGAAGTACTAATAAGTACTGGACTCCAGAGCGTACTAAGACAGCTCTATCTGGTGGTCTATGTATCACTTATAACTCTACTACTGGTGAGATTAAGATTGATGAAGCAGAAACTGCATCATCTCTACACGTTGCATCTTCATCGGATGCAAACGAACTAGGTGGACAGGCTCCATCTCACTACCGTATCGATGTATACGATGTGAATGGTACAGTTGTAAACTAATCTAGGTTTCGACCAAGATATGAAAGGGGACTTCGGTCCCCTTTTTTTATATTTATTTTTGATATAAATAAACGTATAAATAGTAAGGCAACCAATATTGGACTATAGTCATGTATTCAACAAGTAGAGAAGATTTAATCGATTACTGCCTTCGTGCTCTAGGGCATCCGGTAGTCGAAGTTAATATCGATGAAGAACAACTCGACGATCGTATCGACGAAGCATTACAGTGGTTTCGTGAAAATCATCCGGACGGTTCTAAGAGATATTACCTAAAACATCAATTGACTCAGACCGATATTGATAACCAGTCAGTAGATTTAAGCGACAGTCTGGATCTAAGTGCAGTAGTAAGAATGATCCCTATGAGTTTTAGTAATGCTCACAACGGATGGTTCAGTGACTCGTGGCAGTTCATGTCCCATACCATTAGTGACTTCGCCAATGGTGGTGGTCTATTGGGTGATCTAGCACACTACGAGCAGATGCAACAACAACTATCATTATTGGACATGAAACTAGGCGGTCATCCACAAATTACTTTTGACCGACAGTACAATAGAATTAACTTACATGTTTCTAAAACGAATCTTAAACTAGATGACTATGTAATATTTGAAGTCTACGGTATTAGAAATCCAGACGAAACAGTAAACGAATATAACTCGCTATGGAATCATCGATTCCTCAAAGAATATTCAACCGCATTGATTAAACGTCAATGGGGAACAAACCTAACTAAATTTGATGGTATGACTTTGCCTGGCGGTATTACAGTCAACGCTCGTCAGATCTATGAAGACTCTCTACAAGAGATAGAGAAAATCATGGAGAAATTCCGTAACGAGGAAGATGAAGGTCCAATCTTCTTTATGGGGTAAAGCATGGCCACCAATCCATATATCACTACAAAAAGTAGAGCAGAACAATCGCTCTATGAAGATCTTTTAATCGAATCAATCCAGTTCTATGGTCAGGATGTATATTACCTACCAAGAGAGGTTGTCGAAAGAGAAGACATATTCCTAGACAGCATTCAGTCTCAGTTCTCAGACGCATATAAAGTAGAAGTGTACATTGAGAACGGTGATGCTTTTGATGGAGAGGGTGATCTGTTCACCAAATTTGGTATCGAATTGCGAGACCAAGCAACCTTTGTCATTGCACGTCGACGATGGAGAGAATTGATTGGAGACCGCCTCTCTGAGTACGAGTTCCGTCCACGTGAAGGTGACTTAATATTCCTTCCTCTATCAGAGTCTTTGTTCGAGGTAAAGAGAGTCGAGACAGAAACTCCTTTCTACCAGTTATCACAACTACCTCAATTCCGTATGCAGTGCGAGTTATTCGAATTCTCAGACGAAGATTTCGACACTGGCATCCCTATGATAGACCAAGTAGAAGAAGAGTCTGCATTCCAGTACGAATTAACTATGGAACCAGAGACGGAAGAAAATGAAGAACAGCATTATGCCATTGGAGAAGTGGTGACCCAAACCTTTGCAGACTATGTTATGGAAGGAGAGGTTACTGAATGGAACGGTCAGACCCGCTTGTTGAAACTAGCACACAATGGATCTAGTGACGGGGAAGAGCGAGTATGGTTAGACACCATGCCTATAAGGGGAGACTGGGCAGAACTTACTCCAATAACAATTACTGACGGCATAAACGAAATACAACCTCTTTCCCAGAATCAAACATTCGATGATTTCGCTAATGACTTCATAGATTTCACTGAGACAAATCCATTCGGAGATATATTACAATGATTGGAAGTCATTTCTATCATAAGCGTGTGCGTACTTGTGTTGCGGTATTTGGTTCTCTGTTCAATGACTTACATGTTTTGAGAACAGATGCTAATGGAAAGGTGTTGTCCCAAGTCAAGGTACCACTATCATATGCGCCAAAGAGATCTTTTCTCGAACGCCTAGAAGAGATGTCTAACGGAGAAGAAGCAGAACGAAGAGTTGCGATGAAACTTCCTCGCATGTCGTTTGAGATAACCTCTATAGCATATGACTCTACCCGACAACTTCCCAAGGTAAATGGATTTGGCGGTATAGTATCTTCAGATAATAATTCTCAACGAAAAATGTATGTGGGTGTCCCATATAATGTTTCCTTTTCTTTAGCAGTTTATGCTAAATCTCAAGATGACGCATTACAAGTGGTAGAACAAATTATCCCATACTTCGCACCACAATACACATTGACAGTAAAACCATTTGCTGATCAACCAAATATCAAAGAAGATGTTCCGATTGTACTTTCCGGACTAGACTTTCAAGACGACTATGAGGGTGCCTTAGAACAAAGGCGAACCATTATATACACCCTGAACTTTGAGATGAAGGTAAACTTCTATGGTCCGGAGTTGACACAGAACATTGTTCGGGAAGTAAGTACGAACATTAATGTTATACAGAATGACAGTGATGTATTAGGTTCTTTAATAACTACAGCCCCAGACCCTATTGATGTGAGTCCGGATGATGATTACGGTTTCGAAACTACAATAACAGTTTTTGAACCTGAATCGTAACCCAACTTTATTTAAGACATAGATATACATTATGAGAGACGATAGCAAACCACCTGCTCTTTTTGATGAGGAGCAGAAGAAAAACTTTGTTCATGAACAAGATTACGAGTATTCTCGTGACACTTACTATGATCTAATTGAGAAGGGTCGTGAATCACTAGAACTCATGATTGAAGTCGCACGGGAGAGTGAACACCCTCGTGCTTTTGAGGTTCTATCTGGTATGATCAAAGGCATCGCAGATGTTAATGATAAACTAATGGACCTCAATAAGAAGCAGAAAGAACTTACCAAAGAAGACAAGCCCGCCGAGTCAACAACCAATAATAATCTATTCGTCGGTTCTACTACAGACCTTCAGCGTATGCTGTTGGGAGATGAGAAAGTAATTGATCAAGACGAAGATGAATGAGTTCCTACACTAAGAATTCCTATCTAGGTAACCCGCAAGTCAAGCGAGACGGTGTCGCTGAAGAGTGGGACAAAAAGAAACTCCGCGAATACCGTAAGTGTATGAGGGAACCAGCATATTTTTGTAAAAAGTATGTTAAGGTCGTGCATCTGGACAAAGGACTTGTCCCGTTTAAACTATATGATTATCAAGAGAAGATGTTTGATCACTTTAACGATAATCGATTCTCTATTGTCTTGGCGTGCCGCCAGTCGGGTAAATCAATATCCTCTGTAGGATACCTTCTATGGTATACCTTATTCCATCCTGAAAAGACCATCGCAATCCTTGCAAACAAAGGTGCCACTGCACGTGAGATGTTATCTCGTGTAACCCTCATGTTAGAGAACCTACCATTCTTCTTGCAGCCAGGATGCAAAGCGCTCAACAAAGGGTCCATTGAATTCTCGAACAACTCTAGAATCATTGCGTCTGCGACATCTGGATCATCCATTCGTGGTATGTCCGTCAACCTACTATTCTTAGATGAGTTTGCGTTCGTAGAGAATGCCGCTGAGTTCTACACATCTACATATCCAGTAATCTCATCTGGTAAAGATACAAAGGTTATCATAACAAGCACTGCGAATGGTATCGGTAATACTTATCAAAAGATATGGGAAGGTGCAGTACAAAAGGTCAATGAGTACCAACCATTTCGTGTAGATTGGTGGGATGTGCCTGGTCGTGATGAGAAGTGGAAAGCACAAACAATTGCTAACACATCTCAATTACAGTTTGATCAAGAGTTTGGTAATACTTTCTTTGGTACTGGTAATACTCTTATTGAAGGTCAAGTACTTCTAGAATTACGTGCTAGAGAACCTAAACGTAGACTAGAAGGTGGAGATTTATTAGTCTATGAAGATGTTATTGAAGAACACCAGTATATCATGACCGTAGATGTTTGTCAAGGGCGTGGTCAGGATTATTCTACATTTAATATTATTGATGTTTCAGTGCAACCCTTCAAGCAAGTATGTGTGTATCGTAACAACAAGATATCCCCGATACTATACCCTAACATAATATACAAATATGCAAACGCATATAACGAAGCATATGTTGTTATCGAAAATAACGACCAAGGCATGGTTGTATGTGTAGGACTGTACCAAGACCTTGAGTACGAAAACGTCCACCTAGAGTCTGCCATCAAAGCAAATGCAATTGGTATTCGCATGGATAAGAAGGTGAAGAGAATGGGATGCTCTTCCATCAAGGATATCATTGAAAACAACAAGATAGAAATCGTTGATGAAAACACGATTATGGAAATCTCCACATTCACGTCAAAAGGAACTTCATATCAAGCCAGTGATGGTAATCATGATGACTTGATGATGAATTTAGTAATGTTTGGATACTTTGTTGGAACACAGTCGTTCGCTGATGAGACAGACGTTAATATTAAACAGATGTTATTTGACCAGCGAATGAAAGAAATTGAAGATGACCTACCGCCATTCGGTATCATAGATGATGGCAGCGACTATATTCCTGTTGAAGAGAGACATGATCCTTACAGCATGGACTGGACGGACTATGAACCAAGCGATATTTGGTAAACTTATTAAATGTATAAATAGATACATTGAACGAAATTTCCGCATTATGCTTAACTTATTATACCTTAACTAAAAAAGGACACTATCATGACTCTTAAATTTTCTGAGTCACCAGCACTACAGATTAAAGAAATAGACCTAACAGGAACAGTCCCTGCGGTCACTTCTACAACTGGTGCATTAGTAGGTGACTTTAATTGGGGCCCAGTTGGACAGCGAGTATTAGTCGGTAATGAAGCCGAACTTGCTCGAGTCTTTGGCAACCCTTCATCAGGAGATGCAAATTCGGCAGATTTTCTGTCCGCATCATATTTCCTAAAATATTCCTCATCCCTTTATGTTGTTCGCGCACATAAGTCAGGACAAGCATACGCCAAAGATAGTAGCGACCTCTTTACAGCAAATAACCCAGGCTCACTAGGTAACGAGATTACAGTATCAGTATGTAGTAACGATGAGTGGTCATCCTGGCCTCACAAAGCCTCTTTCGACTCCGCACCAGATGAAGCTAGCGAAATTCACGTTGCTGTAGTTTTTTCCGGAGAAGTTGTAGAAACATTCGACTATCTAAGTCAAACAGCTGGAGACATTGCTAGAGATGGCTCTAATAACTTCGTTATAGACGTAATTAACTCAAGAAGTTCTTGGGTAAGCGTTGCTCCGTCCGCCACGGGTGTCACCCCTACGGATTACGATCTGGAAGGTGGAGAAGATGCAAGTGATGCTACAGTTGATTATGCTTCTGGATACGATTTATTTAAAAATAAAGATGAAGTTCAAGTAGACTTCTTAATCGCACCAGCTGGCAACTCTACAGATAGCATGTTTAATCACTTAGTTGCTATCGCCCAAAACGATAGAAAGGACTGTGTTGCAGTTGGCTCTCTAGAGAGATCCGACCTAACAAACATCCAGGCATATAGCTCAAATCGAACCCGATCTTCTTATGCTGTTGTAGACGCTAACCAAATTAGAGTATATGACAAATACCAAGACAAATATGAATGGATTCCTGCCGCATCATCCACAGCTGGTGTAATGGCAGCAACTGACAACGTATCTGCACCTTGGTTCTCACCAGCAGGTTCGCGTCGAGGACAGTATGTCGCAGTAACTGAATTACTAATAAACCCAGACAAGACCGAACGAGATATCTTATACAAAGGTGGTGCAAACCCAATCATCTCCAAAGCAGGTCAGGGTATTATGTTGTTCGGTGACAAGACTCACCTATCGCGTCCATCTGCATTTGACCGTATTAACGTTCGTCGACTATTCTTAGTAATCGAACGTGCAATCTCTCAAGCAGGTCAAAACGTAATGTTCGAATTCAACGATGAGTTTACTCGCGCAGAATTCGTAAACATTGTAGAGCCTTTCCTACGGGAGATACAGGGTCGTCGTGGTATTACAGATTTCCGTCTTGTTTGTGACGAAACAAACAATACACCAGAAGTCATCGACCGAAACGAATTTATCGCTTCTTGCTTCATCAAACCAGCACGTTCAATCAACTACGTAACTTTAAACTTTGTAGCTGTTCGAACTGGTGTAGAGTTTGAAGAAGTAGTCGGCGCAATATAAGGGGAAATAATCATGTCATTAAGAGTAGATGATTTCAAAGCAAAACTAAAAGGTGGAGGTGCACGTCCTAACTTATTCCGTGCAACCGTAAACTTCCCAGCATATGCCGGTGGTGATGTAGAACTAACATCTTTCATGTGTAAAGCTGCACAGTTACCAGCATCTATTATGGCGGTAATCGAAGTGCCTTTCCGTGGTCGTCAGTTAAAAATCGCTGGAGACCGTACGTTTGAACCGTGGAACATCACGGTATTAAACGATACTGACTTTACAACACGAAACGCCATGGAAAAGTGGATGAACGGAATGAATGGTCACAGTGCAAACACTGGTATCACAAATCCTGTCGCTTACCAAGCAGACTTACTTGTCGAGCAGTTGGACAAAGATGGTTCGGTTCTTAAAACTTATAACTTCCGTGGTTGCTTCCCGACTAACGTCTCAGCAATCGATGTAAGTTATGACACTAACGATGCTATCGAAGAGTTTACAGTAGAATTCCAAGTTCAATATTGGGAGTCAGATACCACTAGTTAATGGTATTATAAGTATATGAATGGGGGTGGTTCTCTACCCCCTTTTATTATCAGAGGTTTATATGGCAGACAATAACGTATTTAAAGCATTTGGATTCGAACTTAAACGAGTTCAGGACAGAAGCATAGAAGGTGATAAGACTCCGTCTATCGTTCCTAAAGTGGATGAAGATGGTGCTGGATACGTTACTGCATCCGGTTCTTACTTTGGTCAATACGTTGACATGGAAGGTACTGCCGCAAAAGATAACCAAGAGTTAATCAAGAAATACCGAAACATGGCAGAACACCCAGAGTGTGATGCTGCAATCGAAGACATCATCAACGAAGCAATCGTTTCGTCCGAACTAGAAAGTTCTATTAGTATCAACCTAGACAAGGTTGAGGCTCCGGATAAAATCAAGAAATCCATCACTGAAGAATTCAACGGGGTTGTTGCCATGTTGAACTTCGAAGAGTATGGTCACGATATGTTCCGTTCATGGTATGTTGACGGAAGAATATATCACCACCTAGTAGTCAACGAATCTAATCAAAAAGGTGGTATTGTCGAATGTCGTCCTATTGATTCTACCAAGGTTCGTAAAGTTAAAGAGGTGCAATACAAAAAGGATGCGAAGACAGGCGCAAAGATCGTAGACAAAACTAACGATTTTTACATCTATCAAGAAAGAGCGGGTGCCAACAACGGCATTAAACTGACTCCGGATTCTGTTTCGTATGTCACTTCAGGTCTCTTAGATACCAGTAAGAAGCGTGTACTGTCCTATCTACAGAAGGCAATGAAACCAGTTAATCAGTTACGTATGATGGAAGACTCTCTTGTCATCTATCGTATGGCACGTGCACCTGAACGTCGTATTTTCTATATTGACGTGGGTAACTTACCGAAGGGTAAAGCAGAACAACACCTGAAAGATATCATGTCTCGCTATCGTAATAAGATTGTCTATGACGCAAACAGCGGTGAGATCAAAGATGACCGCAAACATATGTCTATGTTAGAGGACTTCTGGTTACCACGTCGAGAAGGTGGTCGTGGTACAGAGATAAGTACCTTGCCGGGCGGAGAAAACCTAGGACAAATTGACGATATCATTTATTTCCAAAAGAAGTTATATCGCTCATTAAACGTCCCAATGTCTCGTTTGGAGCAAGAGTCGCAGTTCTCTTTGGGTCGTACTACAGAAATTAATCGTGACGAAGTCAAATTCCAAAAGTTCATTGACCGTCTGCGTAAAAAGTTTGCCCACCTGTTCATTGGTATCCTGAAGAAACAACTACTTCTTAAAGCTATATGTACAGAACAAGACTGGGATTCATGGAAGAGTCAGATACAGGTTGACTTCTCTAGAGACAACCACTTCACTGAAATGAAGGACGCTGAACTTCTACGCGAGCGTCTACAAACTATGGACCAAATCTCTAGTTATGTTGGCGAGTACTTCTCACGTGAGTGGGTAATGAAGAACGTGATGCTGTTCAACGATGAAGACATAAAAGATATGTCGGACCAAGTTGAATCAGAGAACGCAAAAGGTGACGGTGAAGCAGAAGAAGAGTACTAATGAGTTACAGAGAGTACGTAGCACAACATAGTGATTTAAACTGGGATGGTCAAGAAGATCGTTTCGATGACTTTGAAAAAATAGGATTAGATAATGAGTGAATTAGATTTAGCAGTAGAACAAGAAGTTGAAGCAAACCCAACACTAGACTTAGTTAATGCTTTGGGTGTAGCTGACTTTAATAATGCAGAGACTTTGTTTAAAGACATTTTAGCTTCAAAAGTACAAGATACTTTAGACGCAGAGAAAGTCGCTGTCGCCGATCAAATGTTCAATGGAATAGAACCAGAACAGTTAGAATTGAGTGACGAAGAAGTCGATGCTGCGTTCGATACCGCCTTAGAAGCGGAGTTGGGGCAGGAAGAGGATTATACAGAAAGCGAAGAAAGCGAATAACTTTTCGTTATAAATACTTTTTTGTATAAATACTCCTAAACGAGGACTAATTGTGAAAACATTTAAAAATTTACGGGAAGCTAAAGACAAGGTTGTCTTCAATAAAAAGATGTCCAAGTATCCTGTCGTTATCACAAAGACTAGTAAAGGATTTCATCTTTCTATAGATGGAGATTCTGTTGATACATTCAAGTCGCAGAAAGAAGCGGAATCAACCGCGAAGCAAGTCCTCAAAGACTTAGGTAAGTAAAATGAAACTTATTAGCGAATACGTAGAAAACGACGTTCAGTGTATCGTCGAAGCTAAAGAGAATGGTGAGAAAAATTTCGTCATTGAAGGTGTATTTGCGCAAGCAGACAAAAAGAATCGTAACGGACGTATTTACCCAAAGGCCATTATGGAAAATGCGGTAAATAAATACGTTGAAGACCAAGTCAGCAAGAAACGCGCCGTAGGTGAATTGAATCACCCAGAAGGGCCGACTGTTAACTTGGACAAGGTTTCGCACCTCATCACAGACCTTAAACTAGAAGGTACGGATGTGGTCGGAAAGGCACAAATATTAGACACTCCTATGGGTAAGATCGTAAAAGGTCTCTTAGAAGGTGGTGTCCAATTAGGCGTGTCAACTCGTGGTATGGGAAGTCTTGAGAGCAAAAATGGCGTCATGTACGTCAAAGAAGACTTTATTCTTAATACTGTAGATATTGTACAGGATCCAAGTGCGCCTGAAGCTTTCGTTAATGGGATTATGGAAGGTGTCGACTGGGTATGGAATAACGGAATTCTGCAACCTCAAGTCATTGAAGAGATAGAGACTGAAATCAAGCAAGCACCGATTGCACATCGTCCAGAAGTGCAAATACGTGAGTTCAAGAATTTCCTCTCGTTAATCAAATCTAAACTATAAGGAGTCATCTATGACTGATCTTAATCAAGAAGTCGAAGTTGAAATCCGCGATACAGATGTTGAAACTAACGAAATCGTGGAGGAAACTCTCGAAGAAGCACAAGCCCCTAAAGCTAGCGCTGTGAAGACCGACGCTCAAGCAGTATCAGAGCCAGAGTCTATTGCATCTGTAGACAAAGCGGCAAACGCAACTTCTAAGGCTTCATTACCAAAAACTAAGGCAGGTATGATCAATGCAATGTACCAGTCCTTAAATAAAATGAAAAAAGGCGACCTACAAGCTGCCTATTCTAAAATGATGGAAGGTACTGACCTAGAAGACGTTATTGCAGAAGAGACAGACACACAGTCTGAACTTGCAGCAATCGTTGACGGTGAAGCAACTCTATCAGAAGAGTTCAAGGAAAAGACATCCGTAATTTTTGAAGCAGCTGTTAAAACAAAGTTGTCCGAAGAAGTTACACGTCTTGAAGAGCAATATGCTGAAGAACTTGCTGAAGAAGTCGAAACGATTAAAACTGACCTAGTCGGTAAAGTCGATTCTTACCTTAACTATGTAGTTGAATCTTGGATGGAAGAGAACAAGTTAGCAATTCAAAACGGTCTACGTACCGAAATTGCTGAAGGGTTCATGGACAAGATGAAGGACCTATTCGTAGAGTCTTACATCGAAGTACCAGAGTCTAAGGTAGACCTAGTTGACGAACTTGCAGGCCAAGTGGAAGATTTAGAAGAGAAGCTAAACTCTACTACTGGTGATGCAATTTCACTTGCTGAGGAACTTGAAACTTATAAGCGTGAGTCAATCATCGCTGAAGCAACTCGTGAACTGGCAGACACCCAAGCGGAAAAGTTAAAAGGACTATTAGAATCAGTTGATTTTGAAAGTGAAGAGACATTCACTGCAAAAGTAAACACTGTCAAAGAGTCATACTTTTCAAAAGAAATCCCAGAGCAAATCGAAGAATCAGTAGTCGCAGATGACGCTGAAGAAGAATTTGAAGTATCTCCATCTATGGAAGGTTACATCACTGCTCTAAGAAAAACCTCTAAGAAATAAGGAATCTAACAATGAACAATTCATACGATCAATTGATCGAAAAGTGGGCGCCAGTTCTTAACGAAGAATCAGCTGGCAAGATCCAAGATCACCACCGTAAAGCAGTTACTGCTGCTATCCTAGAAAACCAAGAGAAGGCTCTAATGGAAGAGCGTTCAGCTTCTCAGGGTTTCCTTGCGGAAGCTCCAACTAACGCAACTGGCTCAGCAGTTTCTAACTGGGATCCAGTTCTAATCTCTCTAGTACGTCGTGCAATGCCTAACCTAATGGCATATGATGTATGTGGTGTACAGCCAATGTCAGGACCAACTGGTCTGATCTTCGCTATGAAGTCACACTACACGTCACAAGATGGACCAGAAGCACTAGGTCTAGACGAGCCAAACTCAGCATTCTCTGGCTCAGCAACAAGCTCACAATCTGGTGATTCATCAGGTATGTCTGGATTTGATGCTACAGACGGTTCAGGTCGTTCTGTAGACGCGGCAGGTCGCCCAATGCAAACTTCTGCAGCTGAATCTCTAGGTGAAGTTGACGGATCTTTCAAAGAGATGGGTTTCTCAATCGAGAAGCAATCTGTTGTTGCTAAGTCACGCGCATTGAAGGCAGAGTACTCTCTAGAACTTGCACAAGACTTGAAAGCAATCCACGGTCTTGACGCAGAGACAGAGCTTGCGAACATTCTTTCGACTGAGATCCTAGCGGAAATCAACCGTGAAGTAGTTCGTACAGTAAACACTCAAGCTGTTCTAGGTGCACAACAAGCATCAATCGCTTCTAAAGGCGTATTCGATCTAACTGCTGATGCAGACGGTCGTTGGTCAGCAGAGAAGTTCAAAGGTCTAGTAATTCAATTAGATCGTGAAGCGAACGAGATTGCTAAGTCAACTCGTCGTGGTAAGGGTAACATCGTAATCTGTTCTTCAGACGTTGCTACTGCACTTGCTGCTTCTGGTCAGTTGGACTATCAAGTAGGCGCTGGTCTTTCTGTAGATGATACTGGTAATACTTTTGCTGGTACTCTAAACGGTAAGATGAAAGTTTACATCGATCCATATGCATCAATCGATTACATTACTGTCGGATATAAGGGTGCAAACGCTTATGACGCCGGTGTATTCTATTGCCCATACGTACCACTACAGATGGTTAAGGCAGTATCAGAAGATACTTTCCAACCTAAGATTGGTTTCAAGACTCGTTACGGAATGGCTGCAAACCCATTCGTATCTCCAGCAGGCGAGCAGAACATCGCTGCTACTGCGGGCATCAACACGTACTACCGCATCATGCGCGTAGACAACTTGATGGTAACATCGTAAGTCTAAGTAACATATAAAAATTAGAACTAGTTTACTAGTCGTTTTTAGGGAGTCTTCGGGCTCCCTTTTTTTATGCGTATAAATAAGTGTGTTCACGAACTGGACAAAGTAACAGTGGGGGGATGCCCTATATGGGTAAGCTTTCGGAATCTGGTCATCCAGTAATCTAGAAAACAGGAAAATACTATGCGTTTTATTGCAATTGCATTCGCATTAGTTTTATCTGCTTGCTCAACTGTCGATGCAACCATTGACGGTACTGGTGGTGTTATTAAAGGTGTCGGTTCCGATGTCTTTGGTGTGACCGCAGGTGTGTTGGATGTAACATCTAATTTGATTAAAGATGTTGCAGACAAGACTGGCACAGATGCAACTTCACCAGAAGAGGAATAGAGTAAGATCGCCAAGGAAGGCGCTTATTAACCTGTATAAATAAGATGCATACAGAGGATACATTATGGCACTCACAGATAACAAAAACTTTTTACAACCTACCGGATTTCGTGTAATAATCGAACGCGAGAATTATGGTAACCTAGAATTTTTTGCGCAGTCCGTACAACACCCAGGCTCGACTGTTTCTGCGGTAGAGGTCGCCGTGCCTAGAATAACGGGACTACCTGTTCCTGGCGACACTATTAATTACGGTGAACTCAATCTAAGTCTCATTCTAGATGAGGACATGACTGCATACAAAGAAGTTCAAAAATGGTTAGAGGGTTCTGTCTACGGTGAGGGTGACCCTTATCATGACATTAGAGTCATCGTGCTTACGAGTCATAACAACTTCTGTGCTCAGATTCTCTACAAGAACTGCATACCGACACAGTTGGGTTCTATCGAATTAACATCAACCACTGGCGATGTTACATATATCAACTTTGATACTACTTTCAGATTTAGTGAATTTGTTCTGTCATGAGTTTAACCAAGTTTCAAATCAAGAATCCAGAAGTACTAAGCATTCTTGAAGACTTCCGCTATACCTATCGAGAACTCTATCAACCGGAGAATACTAACACTTGTATGTTTCCGGAGATGAA